CTCACATAGCGCTTTGAACTTCCTTTTACAGAGCGCTGGTGCCATCATTAGCAAGCTTTGGTACAACACCTGCTACGACGAACTTACGGCAGCAGGGTTTACCTACGGCGTTGATTGGTCCTTCCTAGCTCACGTTCACGATGAAGTGCAATTCGCAGTCGCAGGAGAACGCGCAGAAGAGCTTGGACTTATTGCAGTCAGGTCTTCTCGCTTGGCAGGAGATGCACTTGGACTCCGTATTGCAATCGATTCAGAGTACAAAATTGGAGACAATTGGGCAGAGTGTCACTAAGACCTGCAAGGTCTGTAAAGAAACAAAAGATATTAGTCAGTTCGGTCGTAACGGTACTTGGCATCGTCCTGACTGTTTGTCTTGCAACGCCAAAATGCAAAGGGATTACTTAAAAATCCGAAAGAAACATAAAACTCCTCCACTTGGTACGCCGTGTGAGTGTTGCGGTAAGACCAGTGAGAAGCTTCATTGGGATCATTGTCACGACAGCAGTGAGCACCGTGGTTGGCTGTGTAACAACTGCAACACGGGCATCGGCAAGCTAGGTGACAATATCGAAGGCGTCCTCAAAGCAGTGGACTACCTAGCCAAGGTCAATAAGCTGGGAACCCATCAAGGAGGTACTGATGACTTGGCTGCTGCTTGACGCAGATATGCTGCTGTTCCAAGCAGTCGTTTCCGCTGAAGTTGAGATTGAATGGTCAACCGACATCATCACAACTCACCTTCCTGTCAAAGAAGCTCAGTTCATTTTCAATGAGCTACTTGAAACCAAACGCAACCAAGCACAAGCTGATCGATTCACGCTTTGTTGGACTGCTAATGAAAACTTCCGTAAGGACGTTGCACCCACCTATAAAGCACACCGTACTCGTTACGACCGTCGCAAACCTGTGGGGTATAGAGCAGTACGACGTTGGGCTGAACAGCAGTTTCCCTCCGAGTGCTGGCATCGACTAGAGGCTGACGATGTTCTTGGCATCCTTGGTACTCGACACCAGTACAAAACAGTTATCTGGTCTGGCGATAAGGATCTTAAACAGATCCCAGGTCTTCACTTAGATAACGAAGGCAACATCTATCACATTTCCCAACTTGAAGCTGATGTCTATTTTTATCGTCAGGCTCTTACCGGTGATTCCACTGACGGCTATCCTGGCTGCCCTGGCGTGGGACCAAAAACAGCGGAAAGACTTATCGAGGAAACTGGGTTTGACGAAGCCGCCGCATGGAGAACTGTAATCAGTCAGTACAAGAAGAAAGGTTTAGGTGCTGATTACGCCTTGACCCAAGCACGCCTTGCTCGCATCCTCCGTGACACTGAGTACACATTTGATGAAGTTCAACTATGGACCCCGACTTCGATCCCATCAGACCAAACCATTACGCCTTCGACGAAGGAGTAATTGAATGCATTGATTACATTGAAAGCCACGCCTTTGATTTTATTGAAGGCAACGTCATTAAATACGTCACTCGGTACCAACACAAAAACGGTACTGAAGATCTCAAAAAAGCTCGGTGGTATCTCGACCGGCTGATCAAACGATCAGAAGAATGGGACGCCAAGTGGAGCAAACGCCAAAACATTTATCAGGAAGTTATTGACGATGCTGACTTCGAACTCCGAATTAGTTCGGACTTGGATGCAACGAGCGGACCAGTTAACCAATCCTGATAACGAACAGCGTGAACAGCAACTTGTGTATGTCGAAGAAGAGTTCTATGAACTTCTTTACGCGTATCGCAATGAGTCTCGCGCACAAGTTATCAAAGAAGCCTGCGACCTACTATGGGTCACTTATGGTTTGCTTCTTACCTTGGGTGTGGATCCTGATTCTGCTTTCGATCGGCTCTACACCTCTAACTGGTCCAAGTTTCCTTTCACAAAAGTGGATGGAAAAGTCCAGAAAGGCCCCAATTACAAACCCGTTGACTTCTCAGACCTATGAAGCCTTACGATGAACTGCTGAAACAAATTCCTCAAGGCGCTTGGCAATATGTCGAAGCCGAATATGAGGAAGATGATGAAGGTGAGGGCTCGATTCAGTTCTATTGGGACGAAGACGAGCACCCTGAACTAGCTCCCCTTTCTCAACTCACTGAAGATCAGTGGGAAGACTTTGTAATCACTTCACTTCAACGAGCAATTGACAACGATGAAACTGACCAAAGCGACTCTGAACCCAGCAATCGCGATGACCGGGAGGGTGGAGAGCTGGATTGAGAATCCCACCCGCCGTTATCCCGTTAGTTGTACTGTGTTCGTTGTGGAAGACACAATGGACGAGCACGAAGATGGGCTTGAAGGGTCTTGGCAATTTGCTAGTAAAGCTCTTCGATACGGTGCAGGGGTGGCTATCCATCTTTCTAAGCTTCGCGGCAGGGGCACAAAGAACACTCACGGAATGGTTGCTTCAGGCCCTTGTGGGTTCATGGAGATTTACTCCAAGTTCAACGAGATTCTTCGTCGCGGCGGTACCTACCGGAATGGTGCGGTGGTTGCTCATCTTGACGCAGATCATCCTGACATTTTGGAGTTTGTTAATTACGATCGCGGTCGTATTCCTTGGATCAAACGTTGCGTTAATGTTGATCCTCTAATTATTGACGAACCAGACAAACTGAAAGCAATCATGGACGCTGCCCGTAAGGGTGATGTTTGGATTGTGAAGAAGCAGTACGACGCCAATGGTGAGCGCATCTACTCCAACGTGTGCCAAGAGATTCTTCTGAAATCTCGGGACACTTGTCTGTTGTCTCATATCAACTTGGGTCTCACTAAGATTGATGAGATTCCTCAAGCCTTTGCTGATGGCATGAAGTTCCTTTGTGAGCTTTATGAGCAAACTGGGGTAGATGAATCTGGTATCTACAGCCGCAAAGATAACCAAGTTGGTCTGGGTGTCCTTGGCTTGGCAAACTTGCTGGCTATTGAAGGCGTGACCTATGAGGACTTTGTGGGTGCTCTGCGTCGCAAGAACCTGGGTGTAGGTAGCGCTGAAACCAAAGCCGGTAAGATTGCTCACGCCATCTTCCTGGGCTTTATGGAGGCCTCTAAGGTGGCTGCTGACCATAAGATGTCACGAGCTTTCACAGTGGCTCCTACAGCGTCTTGTGCGTACCGCTATGTAGATCGTGAAGGGTTTACTACAACCCCCGAAATCTCACCTCCGATTAGCCGTGATGTAGATCGTGATAGTGCCACTCTTGGTGTGCAAAGTTACAAGTTCAACCCCAAATGTGAGACTGCTGAACAAGTTGGTTGGGATACATTTTTCGAGTTGAACTGTGAGTGGCAACGGCTAATGGATAGCACGGGAATGGCTCACGCAATTTCTATGAATTGGTGGTCGGATATGACATCCATGGACCGTCAATTTATGTCACGATGGTTGAACTCCCCCTTGAAGAGTTTGTATTACTCTCTTCAAGTAATGGCCGACACCCAAGATAAATCCAATGCCTACGCCGCTATTAGCGATGTAGATGTTGAGGATTACCTTGCCAATTTGTTGGAGGGAGATTCTGAACCTCAATGCGATTGCGCCGAATGAACCCGTATCAGAAACTGCTAGCCCGTAAGCGCACTTGGACTCCTATTCAATCAACCGCTGGCAAACTGAAAGAGGGCTCGGAGGAGGTGATCTTCCGGGCTCTTGCCCTCCGGCACATGGAACTGCCAGTTGGTGACTTTATTGATGAAGCACTGAAAAATGAAGTACCTAAGGCGTCAGTGGACCTCCTACGATCCAACATCAAAGACGAGGAAAAGCATGACCTTGCGCTCGGTTACATCACCAACGCTTTGGGCATGGATGAGAAGGCTGAATCCGAAGCCCTCAAGCTTAGGGATGCATGGATTCAACATCCAGATCACACGGTCCTCAAAGCAATGGTGGCCGAGCGTGCAATTTTCTTCGTCCTACTTCCCTTTTTCCGTTTCAACGGTGATGCTGGACTGAGGACGGTATCTGCAGACATCTCTCGTGATGAACAAGTTCACGTTGCTGCCAATAGCCTTGTTTGTCGTGAGTTGGGGCTTAGTGTCTCTCCTTCTCTTGATAAATTGCGTAAGGCAACTATTAATTGGGTGATGCAACCCCTTGGTAGTTCCGACAACAAGTATCTGGACAAGCAGTTCTGGCTGGATCAAAGCGACAGCCTGATGTACGCAGGTAAAGCTGAAGGTTTGATTGAAACCCAACGAGCTCGGATGCCTGCGTTCTTTGAGACGAGTAACTCTGACCTTCCCAGCTACGCTTGATATACGGCTAAAGAATTGTCATGTCCAGACACGAC